GTAGGCCCCCACGGGCCTCTCCTACACGTGACTTCCCAGCAGTCTATACTGCTCTGTAGGAAGTTCTTACCCCCACTTACTCAGCGGAGTGGTGTCGCCTCAGTACTACACTGGATGCCTAGTTGCTCCCACTTACTCAGCGGAGTGGTGTCGCATAATAACAGAACATCATTAATCTGCGTACTTGAACTTCAGATTCAATGCATATCTGTATGTTGCCATCTCTGCGGTTAGGCGTGCTTGGTTGAGTAATTTACCGCTTACCTTTGAGTTATTGAAGACCTGCATGATTGTATTGGCAGCAGCATTCTTATATATACTTGGTACTACTATATCCCCTTGCTCATAAACTTTCGGTGGCGACCCTAACATGTTTCCGTCTAGCCATTCTCTTACCACATACATCGAACATTTCGCTAGTAACTGACTTAGTGTAACAATTGAAACTTCGTCCATCCAGCTTGCGGATTGAAGTAACAGGTCTGATCTCTTCATCCTTAATGCTTCAAACTTATAAGCCCAGACTAGTGATGGATCTAACTCAACTTTTGCTCTTGGGCCACTGAACAGGCTGCATTTGGTTATAGGTGACTTTTTCAGACTTGTTAATCTTGGCGCTATTTCTTTTAGGAATCCATTAGATAATTCGCTGTCTTTGTGGATTACCAGTTTATATGAGGTGAATTTATACTTCGCTTTGTCACCGAAATCAACCCCCTTTATCCACTGGTCTTTTATGATGGTTCTAAAACGGTCAGGATATTTTAGCAGTAATTCAGGTGTCTTGATCTCCACCAGTGCAATTTTACTACCGTGTATGTGCTCTATCCTTGCATCATTCACTGGCTGGAGTCCAAAACCTCCATTGTTTGCAAAAGCGTGTAAATAGACCTTTATAGTTTCTTTGTCTAACATATTCGCTCGAGCTAAGTCATTAACCATATACCGCTCTAGGACGTCAAACCTCGTTTTGCACCTGCGCCCTACCATCATCCAGTTGCTTGCCAGCTCACTCAATCTTAATTGACCCACCGGTGTTGCTTTCGTCTTTGGATTTCTGAAAATCAATGTGGCCACCCCTCGTGCAGGATAACCACTAAGTTGTTCACTAGTTGCGAATTTTCTAAGGAATTCATCACGTTCTGGACTTACAAAGAACTTTGCAGCGTTAACCTCAAACCCAGCCTCTTCGTAAAGTGATAGAAACAATTGAGCATGATAGTAGGATCGTAATCGTGATCTGACGTCATCACCTTGGCTTGTAAAATCCATCACTGGGTCCATTTCATAACTGAATGATCCTGCTCGTGCACAAGTTACGTATCTAAATGCATGTATTTTTGCCGCATTTGCTATGGTGTCTAACAATGCTGTCCATCGCCAACCAGATAATAACCCTTTACTAATGTAGATTGTGCGGAGTGAGCCATCGCGCAATCTGACAGTAACTATACCGCAGCCAGGTGATCTCATGTCAGTTATTGAATCTATTATTAAATCCATTGCCAATAACATACTTGGCCTCACATCCGCTGGAGCATAATCAAATATCAGATTCCTTATTGATATCAACATTGCTTGTATCATTAATTGATCTATGTAATGGTCATATTTGGACTCATCTATGGGGGTATTCACCCCTTTATTTCTATGATCACTGCCACAACCTTGTATCATTTGAGTCCACATAGTAGTTAACTGATCAGTATCATAAAATAACGTTGTATTAGGATGATTGCGCAATATGTCCTCTAGCCAATAGCTTATGTAGCTCATCCTTAGATAATTACTTAGATCTCCTGCTATTATCATTCTGGCTTTCCCGAGTTCGCGCTTTGGGGCAGTTGTCAACACTTGTTTCCTTGTGTCGTAAAAGGTACTTAGGAGATACCCCTTACTTACAGCCATAGCAGTAGCCCATTTACTCTTCCGTGCTTTTGCAGCCCTTTTCCCCCGTTCAAACGTAGTAGTGAATCGCAACCTTTCACCGTTTGAACTACCAGGTGTTGCCCAATACATTGGATCGGATAAAAATTCATCCACTGTTAGTGCCCGCTTGATTGGCGTTTTGATCGATGTCCTCAAAAATGTATCACATCCTCTTGCGAACAAGGCATAGAAATCAAAGCCTGATAACTTGTGGGTTAATGATCCGGTTACCCAGTCTTCAGTCTCCTTAATTATATCCTCTGGACTCGGTTCTAATTTGTAATCACCCAACAAATGTAAGTCAACGAAATATTCCCAGTTTTTGCTAAATTGTGGCCCGAATTTCTTTGCTATCGTTCCCAAGTTCTTCAGTCTGTCAAAATCAGCACCATTAGATAACGCTAA